AGGCAACAGCGATTGACAGTGGCGGTCATCACACGCAGAGCGTGTACAAGTTCTGCAAGCCACGCATTGGTCGCCGCATCTTTGCCATCAAAGGTGTGGGCGGCGAAGGCAAGCCAATGGTCGGCAAGCCATCGACAAACAACAATCTCAAATGCAAGCTGTTTATGGTTGGTGTCGATACCATCAAGGAAGTTGTCTATTCACGATTGAAGATTAAGGATGAGGGCGCGGGATATTGTCACTTCCCCGAAGACTATACAGACGAGTATTTCAAACAACTAACAGCCGAAAAAGTGGTCAAGAAATACATTCGCGGTTTTCATCGCCGCGAATGGGTGAAGGTGCGTCCAAGGAACGAAGCACTTGACTGTCGCGTGTATGCGATTGCGGCGTTGTCAATTATCAATGTCAATGTTAATATTATCGCGCAGAAGTCGGCAAAGGCTCCTGTTCAGGATGACGAAACTGCCAGCAGACCTAAACGGCGACAGGTCAGACCGCGACAGAAAAGCGGGTTCGTGCAGGGATGGCGTTAGGAGTTTGACCCGTGGCTAATCTATTTGACAGCGCAAATGCACCGGAAGGCGTACCGGAACAAGTCTTTATCGGTGACTTTATCCAGTTCAAACTTGCCGAATATTCCACCGACTATCCAAACACTGCACACACAATGCGTTTCGTTGCAAGAATATCCACCGGCGGGAATACAGAAATCACCATCACGGCAACCGCACTGGATGATGATTATTTGTTTTCTGCCGCATCATCGGTGAGTGCCAATTACACGGTTGGCGACTATCATTATCAACTAGAGATTGAACGCGATTCCGATAATAACCGCATCATCGTTGATCGTGGGCAAATCAAAGTTTCAACCGACTATGACAACAATGTCGATCCGCGCCATCACGCGGAAATCATGCTGGGCAAAATTGAAACGATTTTGGAAGGCAAAGCCGACAGCGATGTTTCCAGCTATTCAATCAACGGGCGTTCACTTAACAAGTTCACACCATCCGAACTTTTGGAGTGGCGCGATTATTACCGGCGCGAAGTCAATGAAATAAAAAAACGGGAACGCATCACGCACGGGCGCAAAACAAAATCAACCATTTTGGGAAGGTTTTAAGCGATGGGCATTTTTGATTTTTTGAGCCGGTCTGAAAAACCAAAGCAGAAAAAATATAAACACCTGTATCGGAACTATGCTGGCGCAGATAGTGGTCGTCTTTTTGGCGACTTCATCGCGTCAAGTTTTTCAGCCGATAGCGAATTGAAATCATCCTTGCCGGTCTTGCGGAACCGCAGTCGTGACTTGGCACGCAACAATGAATATGCCAAACGATATTTGAATTTGGTCAAAACAAACGTGGTCGGTGAAAAAGGTTTTTCCGTTCAGGTTCGCGCACGCAATGATGACCGGTCACTTGATGCGGCTGGCAATGCAATCATCGAAAACGCTTTCACAAGCTGGGGGCGCATGGGCAATGCCGATGTGACCGGCAGACTAAGCTGGCTTGATTGCCAACGTGTCGCCGCCGAAACACTTGCACGCGATGGCGAGGTGTTTATCAAAAAGATTGTGAACCGGCAATATGCTGACAACTTTACATTGCAGTTCATCGAAAGCGATTTGGTTGACGACCAGAAAAGCGGACGCAATGAGCAGAACGGCAACGAGATTAGAATGGGTGTGGAACTCGACAGCTTCCACCGGCCTGTCGCGTACTATGTTCTGACAAGCCATCCGAATGATAGCTTTCAATATACGCCCAGCCAGAACCGAAAACATCGTCGCGTTCCAGCCGATGAAATCATCCACTTGTTTATGCCAACGCGGACGCATCAAACACGCGGCGAACCATTCATGTCTCCGGCAATCGCGTCGATCAAGATGTTGCACGGATACCGCGAAGCTGAACTGGTAGCGGCACGGGCGGCGGCATCGAAGTTTGCTGTTCTGACATCGCCAACTGGTGAGGATTTTGTCGGTGATGATGAGACTGAGGAAGACCGCCCATTGGTTGACTTTGAACCGGCAAGCATTTTCCAACTGCCGGAAGGTCAGGACTTGAAACTGATTGACCCGACACACCCGACATCAGCGTTTGATGACTTTGAGAAAGCCGTATTGCGCGGCATCGCATCCGGCCTGAATGTCAGTTATACCAGCCTGTCTAATGACTTGACCGGCGTGTCATATTCATCCATCCGGCAAGGCACGATTGAAGAGCGTGACCATTACAAAACTTTGCAGTCGTTCTTCATCCAGCATTTTTGCGAACCGATTTTCCGCGCATGGCTGGAAGCCGCGATGACTGCTGGCAATGTGCCGTTGCCGATGACCAAGTTCGACAAGTTTTCAGACAATGTGCATTTCCGTGGGCGCGGGTTCGCATGGGTTGACCCACAGCGCGAAATCAACGCGAACATCACAGCCGTATCGAATGGCATTGTCAGCCTGTCAGATATCGCCGCGAACTATGGGCGCGATGTTGAGGATGTGTTTTCGCAGATACAAGCCGACAAAGAGATGGCAGAACGCTATGGCTTGAAACTTGCGTTTGAACCATTCGGCAACAAGTTGCCGGTCGAAGCAGATATTGATGGAGCCGAAAATGGCGACTGATTTTCCGACCAAAGGCGATGACAAAAAGATCAGCTTGCGGAATAGCAATTATCCGCAGTTTGATTATGACTTTGCGGCTGGCGTAAAAGAAAACAACAAAGAGGTTTGGGATACGGGCGGCAACATTCGCGGCAATGAAGCGTTCAACTTTTGGACAAAAGCACGCGATGGCGAAGAAACGCAAGGCACATTGGACTGGATAAAAGAGCGCGAAGCATGGGCGGCGCGTCACTTTGAGGATGGGGCGCAGTTCAAAGACGGTGACTTGGAGCCAAACAAATCAAACATCGGCGGCGTAGTCGCGCAGATGAAGTGGGGTGTGATTGGCACGCTAGGCGAACAAGGCATGAAAGATGCCATGTTGGAACTCATCAAAAAGCTGGAAGGCAAGAAAGACGAAGAACGTGCCTTTTCAGATTTGAGCGATGAAGTGCAACAGGGCTTGCGAAACAAAGTTGATGAACACAATGAGGAATTTGGTGACGCAAAAACCAAGCGCACAAATGTCCGAACCTTGGCGGTGGTGTTTGAGCGCGGCATCGGCGCATATAAAACAAACCCAGCCAGTGTTCGCCCGAATGTTGGGTCGCCAGAACAGTGGGCTTATGCGCGTGTGAACTCATTTTTGTTCGCTTTACGCAACGGAAGGTTTCAGGGTGGCAAGCATGATACAGATTTGCTACCATTAGGGCATCCCCTATCAACGAAGGAACGGGACATGGCAGACTTGGAACAGAGACATATTCAGAACGTCGAGGAAACGGATGACGCTTATATCATCACGTTTGGCAAATCAATGCCGGAAACGGAAGAACGTCCGTATCACGACGAAGATGAAGACAAAGAAAATAAAGGCGACGATGAAAAAGATATGGAGCGTCTTGACCGCACAGATATGGTCAAGCGTTATCATTCATTCGACGCTGATCGTGCCGTTGATGAAGACACGCGCCGCGTCCGCATTGGTGTATCCAGTGAGGAACCTGTCGAGCGCGATTTCGGCATGGAAGTTATAGACCATTCACGCGAAAGCATGAATTTGGACTTTCTTAATTCTGGGCGTGCGCCGCTTTTGCTTGACCATGATATGACCAAGCAAATCGGTGTCGTCGAGACAGTCGAGATGGATGAAGATGTGCGTAGATTGCGTGCAGTTGTTCGCTTTGGAAAAGGCGAAAAGGCTTCTGAAGTTTTCGACGATGTTCGTGACGGTATTCGTCAGAACATTTCAGTCGGCTATCGTATTGATGGTCGCGTAAAGCGTGAAGGAGATGCAGATGATATCGTCCGCGTCAAAACCACGCCAATGGAGATATCGATTACCAGCATTCCGGCAGATCAGTCAAATCTTGTGGGAGTGGGGAGATCAGTTTCCGAACCTTTGCAATCATCAGTTACACAGGAGATTAAGATGACTGATACAACTGAAAACCAAGGCATTGATCTTGATGCAGTAAAGGCCGAAGCTGTCCGCACTGCACGCAAGAACGATTCCGAAATCTTGGCAATCGCCGCCAAGCACAACAAGCGTGACTTGGGCGAAACTGCCATTCG